GTAAATGCAAGAATAGATGATCTATATGCAAATAAAGCAAATATATCTCAAGTAAATGCTGTTATAGCAAATATTGCTGAATTAAATGCTACTAAAGCAAATTTAACAGATTTAAACGCAATTAATGCTAATATACAAAATTTAATAGCAAATGATGTGAAAATTAATAATGCATTAATAAATAAAGCAGATATAACAGAATTAAATGCAGTTGTTGGTAATATTAATATAATTAACTCTGAACTAGCAAATATAAAAACACTTGTAAATGGGAACTTATCAAGTGAAAATATTCAAGCTGGAGGAATAACAAGTGATAAGTTAACAATAGCAAATGGATTTATTACTAATGCTATGATTGATAATTTAGATGTTTCTAAGATTAATGCTGGTAATATTTCTACTAATAAATTTAGAATAGTAAGTGATAATGGTGGAATTGAAATTGTAGGAGCTACTCAACAATTTAAAGATAAAAATAATAAAATTAGAATTCAGATGGGACAAGATGCAAAGGGGAATTTTAACTTTATTTTGCGTGGAGAAGATGGTACTACAACACTTATAGACCATACTGGAATTAAGGAAAAGGCTATAGCTGATAATCTAATAAAAGGGAATATGGTTGCTACAGATGCTATAGGAGAAAAGCAAATAAACTATAGTTCTCTTATTACTGGTCTTAACAAAGATACTAATACACAGTTAATTAAAGCTAGTAAAGTGGCAATAGATTTTGTAGGGCAAAGCTTAGAAGTAGCTTTTAATTCTCTTAAAAATCAGGCTGATAATGCTAAGTTATTAATAGAAAATCATTCTACTACAATAGGAGTAATGCAAGGACAAATAAATACAGCTATTAATAATACTCAAATAGTTAAAGATGGTAAAACTATTTTACTTAAAGATGATTATAATAGAACTGTTTCTAAAGTTGATTCTATTAATAGTACAATAGGAACACATACAACAAAGATAAATGAATTAACAGGTAATATTACAAGTGTTGATACTAAAGTTAATAGTATTCAAAGAGATCTTGAAGGAACTAAGAGTACAGTTAGTAGTCATACTAATTTAATAGATGGATTAAACTCTAAAGTATCTACACAAGGATCAAGTATTGAGCAGTTAAAAAATCAAATAACATTAAAAGTTAACTCAACTGAATTAACTACTATGAAAAATGAGTTAATTGGTAAAATTGATTCTATTGAAATAGGTGGAAGAAATACACTTTTAAATGCGACAGGTAATTTAGGAAATACAAATCATTGGTCAAATGTTGTATTAGATACTAATAAAAAAGTAGAAGGGTGTAATTCTTTTAAAATTACAAGAAATAATTTTGCAAATGGTAATGCAAGGTATCAAGGATCACAAACAATAGACCTTTCTAGGTTATCACTTAAAGCAAATGACTATATTACATTGTCTGGTTGGGTGTATGTGGATAGTTCTAATTTAACAGGGAGTTCAAATGAATTTGCATTTAGAAATTATTATAATAGTTCTGCTAGCTTTGAAGACTTATGTGTGTTTAAGTATGCTAATATACAAAAAAATACTTGGACTAAATTTTCAGTAACATCAAAAGTTACTAAAGATTCTTATAAAGCAGGAGCATTATTATTAAGTATAAGTGCCAATGGATTAATATATGTATCTAAATTAAAACTTGAAAAAGGAAGCAAAGCTACAGACTTTACATTAGCCCCTGAAGATATTGATTCAGTAATTGGGACAAAAGCTGAAAAAACAGATGTGTACAGTAAATCAGAAGTATATACTAAGTCACAAACTGATTCTGCAATCAATATTGCTAAAGATAGTATTAACTTAGGAGTTTCACAAACTTATGAAACTAAAACAAATGTTACATCAAAAGTTAATACAGCTAAGACAGAAGCTGTTAACACATCAAAATCTTATGCAGATACAAAGAAAACTGAAGCCATCAATTCAGCAAATGCAACAACAACTGAAAAGTTAAAGAGTTATTCAACTACAGCACAGATGAATTCAGCAATTCAGGTTGCAAAGGATAGTATCACAAATACTGTTTCAAGCACCTATGCAAAAAAAGCTGATGTTGAAAGCACTTATGCAACAAAATCTTCATTAACTCAAACAGCTAACAACATTACAGCAAGGTTTGAATCAAGTGGGGGCTATAACTTAGTTAAAAATTCTGCCTTTAAAAAGGGTTTAAATGGTTGGAATACTGATAATATAGATACTGATGGAACTTCAAAAAGTATAACATATTGGACAGATAGTAATCAGTATATATTACCTGATACAAATGCTGTTGTAATTAGAGGTACAAATTTAACAGAAAGATATGGTGTATCTCAAACTATAAAAATAAAGAGGGGTCAAAAATACACTGTTTCTGCTCTATCTGCATCACACAGAGGGAAAACTATAAGAATTACAGTAAGAAATGCAAATAAAGGTGAGCATCTTCTAAATGTTGTTTCTACTAATTTAGCATCTGCTGGAAAGAATATAGCTAACTGGAATAAGATGGAGGGTGTGTTCACTGCTCCAACAGATTCTGACAATATTATATTATGTCTATATATGGATTGTTCAGGTAGTGATGGATATGTTTGGTTTACACAATTGATGATAAATGAAGGTGATGTTAAACAGCCTTGGTCACCTCACCCTGATGAAGTTTACAATGGTTCAACTGTTATTGATGCTTCAGGAGTCACAATCAATAATGGTGCTTTAACTGTTAAAAACAACGCAGGAAAGACTGTATTAAGTGGGGATAGTAATGGTAATTTGGATATTACAGGCACTGTGAAAAGCCAAAGAGGGAACATGTATGTTTCATTAGACTATGGAGGATTAACCTTCCAATCTGCTCATAACAATGAACAGTTATTGAGAATGGAAACTACCTCTTTCACCAGCGATAAGAATGTAAATGGGGTTGACTTAAACCTAGCCAAACAAGGGGAATATATAAGTTTTAACCACATTAACAAAGAAAACCTAAACAATGGGTGGTCATCAAGTGATGGTAGATATAACTTTATGGATTTTTGGAGTAAGGATACAACCCTAGGAAGTAAAACATATAAAAAGGGTATTAATGTAAACTCAGCTATGTATGTAAATAAAGGGCTTAAATTATACTCAGGCACAAACTTCTATGCTGATATAGATGGTGCAATATCTTGGAATAATGGAACTGGTACAGTATCTAATTTATTAGGTATGTATGGGGACAATGGAGCTGTTCTTGGATATAAATCAGGAGATAGTTTTAATGCAAGATTTCTAGTTACAGAAGATTCCCATCCAGGAACAGGTGATAATATTATTAGCTGGGGAAATTATAATTTCAATGGTTATACTTTCCACAATGCAAACATTGTTGCTAAATCATTAAGTGTTCAAGGTAGTAAGAACTGTTTACAAGAAACTAAAAGCTATGGAGCAAGACTTATAAATGCTTATGAAACTGCTGAATATTACTTTGGTGATATTGGGTTTGGCAAAATAAATGAAGAAGGTGTTTGTTATGTTGATATTGATGATGTGTTCTTGGAATGTGTGAATACAGATGCTCAATATCATGTTTTCACTCAAATTTATAATGGGAAAATAACATCTATAGAAAGATATAAAACATATTTCATAGTTAAAGGTGAACAAAACACAGAATTTAGCTGGGAATTAAAAGCAAAAAGGAAAGGATATGAAATTAATAGATTAGATCTGCCAGATATAGAAACACAAGGTGATGAAATTGACATATTTAGTTTTGAAAATGAAATAGAAACTGACGAAGAAGATTTAATGAAAGAATTAACATTTGAATTAGAAAATTTATTATTAAAGGAGCATGAAGAAGATGAGTAAAACTATAAAGATATTAACTGGATTTGCAGTAATAAAAGATAATGTAGGGAATAGAATAGCTTATACTACAAGAGAAGTAGATGAATTAGGAGCTATAGTATCTAGTAATAATAAAGAGAGTTTTGTTGTGTTAGATAGTGAAACTAATAATTTAGTTTCAAGGTTAGAAGAAAAGATAAAAGAAAGAATAAAGTAAGTTTAATAAGAGAATAAGTCATTAAGTAGAACCTATTTTCAGGAGGTATCTTATTCTCTTACATAGGGTGAAATAGTTCACAATAATATCTTGTGAGAAAATATCAAATATATTCATAGAAAAAATTAGGAGCCTAAAGGTTCTTTTTTTATATTTAAAATTTCAAGTGATTGTAGAAAAGAGGAAGAAAAATGTTTAAAGAAGGTTTATTAAGTTTATTACCAGCTGGAGTAGTAGGC